GAAGATCCGAAGGGGAAGGCCCGGAGCATTAACGAATTCAGCTTTTAAAGACTATTTGGAGGGTTTGAGTTAACAAGGAGGTGGTAAAGGTGGAAGGTTATATATTACTACTTGCAATTGTTTTTGTTGCCGGTGCAGTTTTGATGGCCAGACTTTTGACCGGAAAATGGTTCGTCTTTAAAAATTAAGATCGGAAGGAATATCCATGATTAGTTTAAAGGAAATTGGCAAATGCAAAATATGCATGGATAAAGGGGTTTTGATAGGCCATCATCTCTCTTATCTACCAGAAAAGATTGTTATGATCTGTCGTCCATGTCATTCTATTCTTCACTGGTTAGCAAGAAGGAGTAAAAAGATTCGCAGTCAGATGATGGATCAGATGATAGATTTGATAGATTCTTATGGGAAAAATTGGATCCCTGGCCAGTATCCCAACAGTGAACGGTGTCAAAAATATAAAAAGTTATATATTCCATCTTGGAAAAAATCTGAAAACGGAAAACTCTCCCAGAAGAAATATAATCATAGTGAACTCGCAAAAAAATCCCGTCACAAATACAATTTATCACCAAAGGCAAAGGAACGTTGCAAGAAATATGACTCTTCGATAAAGGGTCAATCTACCAGGTTGGCTTATCGTAAATCAGAACATGGAGGATTGATTCGTCAGATACATGAACAGTCTGAAAAGGTGAAAGACTATCGAAAAGAATACCGGAGGAAGAAAAGACAAGATGGAATCAATTAAGAAAATATTATCATCAGTTCCTCTTTGGGGTTGGATCGCCATCGCAATTGCAATTCTTTTTCTCGTGAATTACATCTCGGCCCGTGCTCTCAACCGGAGTCTCTTCAACCTTGCCCTCGACCAGATCAGGGAAGATAAAACTGCCATTGTGGAAGGGCTCAAACAAGATCAAAAGGAAAAGGCCCAGGCCATCTCCGAATTGAAAAGCCAGGTCAAGGATGTCCAGCAAAAAAGAGTCGTTGCCGAAGCGGAGTCTAAACGATTAGCGAGGTTGGTCAATGAAAAAAACAATGAGATTATCCGTCTCAAGGCAGAGCGTGATGCTATTGTCATTCCTGCTAATATCAATGCTCTGGCAGATGAGTTTCGTAAGCGCGGGTACCGCCCAAGAGTTATCGTTCCCCCTCGTTGACAGTCAAAAGATTTTAAGAAACGAGAAGGAATGTGACATTGACCGGAGGGAACTCGAACTACGAAGGCAGCAAGATGCCCTAAAGGATCAACGAATCGCCAATCTTGAGAAGGAGTTAGGCCTCGCCAAGCAGGAGATCATCCTCAAGGACAAAATATCCGAAATAAAAGACATGGAAATTGTGGCGACCCGAAGAGCATTGGTGGATATGACTCAGGTTGCGGATCGTTCTCTGAAGTTGGCGGAGACCTCTAAACCTAAATCTAATTGGGAACTCTTGGGAGCATTTGGTTTGGTTGCCATAATTGTAACTGTGATTGCCGCAGCTTTTTAAAGAAGGGGGTTGTGGAGTTGCAATTGGTTGCAAGTCAACCCAGAGAGGGACCTATGATTATCTGGTATCATCTTATGTACGGGAAAAAAACAAAATTTGGATGAGTCAATGGGAATTTTGGGAGAACTAAATATGGAAATTTTAGAAGAATGGAAGGAAATCCCGGCTTATCCTAAATATATGGCCTCAAATTTGGGTAGAATAAAAAACAAAAAGACTGGTAAAATTAAGAAGCCCTTCTTGTCAAAACATGGTTATCCCCAAGCTTCGATTCAATTAGTAAATGGCAAAAAAAACATCCATATACACTCTTTGGTTTTACAAACCTTTAAAGGGGATAGGCCAATAAATTTAGAGTCTAATCATAAGGATGGGAATAAACTAAACAACAATGTTGAAAATTTAGAATATATAACTAAAAGTCAAAACTGCATTCATGCTTTTAGAATGAATTTAAGGAGACCTCGATCACAAAAATTAGAGAAAAAAGACGTTTTAGATATCCGGCATTTTAGAAAATCAGAGGGGGTAACAACAAAAGAACTTTGTAAAGAGTATGGTGTTACCCAAAGGACAATTCGTCATATTATTGAAGGAAAGACATGGTGTTATATATAAATGGGGAAGTAAATGAGAGATTAGAAATGGTCTTTCTAAGTAACTGACGGTCCCACCCCGAAGGTCATCCCCTTCTGGGTATTACCAATCAAACAACCGACCAGAACTCCCTGCTTCCCCTTCAGGGGTATCTTAATTTATGGTCTTAAAGACTCGTAAGCTCACGAAAAAACAGAAGTTTTTTGTGGCCGAATACCCGAAGGATTGGGACGGTAGTAAAGCTGTAATAAGGGCTGGCTTTCATCCGAAAGATGCCCAACGCGCCGCCGAAATGGCCTACCAACTGCTCCAGAAATCTCCAGTGCAAGAAGCCCTTGATCGGGCAATGGAGGAAAAGCTTCGAAAGATTGGCGTTCATACTGAGCGAGTTCTTACCGAGATTGCCCGGGTTGCTCTCTCAGACCTTCGGAATGTTTACAATGAAGACGGGAGTTTGAAGCTTCCTCACGAGTGGTCAGATGAGGCGGCGGCCGCGATTGCAGGGGTGGAGGTTCTTGAAGAGTTTGTTGGCAAGGGAAAGGCCCGGACCCTTGTCGGTCATACAAAGAAAGTCCGGGTCTTCGATAAGGTTAGAGCTCTCGAACTTCTCAGTAAGAACCTCGGCATCATCGGCAACGGGAAGCATCGGGATGAGGATGAGGAGGATGAGGGGATTGATAGGGTTATGACTACTCTGGAGCTCAGTGCCAAGATTGTCTACCTTGTGAAGATAGCGGTCGAGAGGAAGAAGGAGATCGAGGCGGAAAAAGGGGAGGGTGAGTAGAACGATTATGGAGCTCAAAGATTTGCAGATAGGGACAAGATATAAAATCAAATTTAAAGACTGTTGCGTGAGTGGAGAAATGATAGGAATATTTCTCGGATGGGATAAAGAGTTGAGCGGTAAAGATGATTCACTCACTTATCACCACGCAAAATTTGATTTTGGCGAAATTGAAGGTTGGGCTTGGGATGTGGAGGTGGCCTAACGTGAAACTATTGACGGCCAACAGGGGCGAAAGCACTGGTTACTCATCTCCAGTCAGGAATCCTCCCTGCCTGTTGGCCGTCAACTCTGAAAGGATTAAAGATTGCAATCCTCAGCCAAACAAATAATTGAACTCTCGCATATTTTAGAGGGCTTGAATCCCGATGAATTCCAAGAGTTGCAGCGGGAGGTCTTGGAGAACCTTGACAATCCGACTTGGACACCTCTTCCGGGCCCACAGATGGATGCACTCGAGAACCCTGCGGATATTGTGTTTTTTGGGGGCAGTGCGGGCGGCTCTAAAAGTGATCTTCTTCTTGGCCTTGCTCTGACCCAGCACAAACGGTCCATAGTGTTTAGGCGTGAGGCCACTCAAACGGTTGGGTTGGTTGATCGACTGGCAGAGATCCTCGGTACACGAGATGGCTTGAATTCTCAACAGTTGATTTGGAGACTCCCGGATCGTCAAATTGAATTTGGCAGTTGTAAAGATCCCGGAGATGAGACTCGCTGGCAAGGGCGCGCTCATGACGGCTGTTTTTTCGATGAAATTTGTAACTTTCTGGAACATCAATTTCGCTTCCTGTGTACCTGGTTACGAACCACCATTCAGGGACAGCGCTGTCGGATCGTTTGTACCGGGAACCCCCCAGTAAATGAGGATGGCCGATGGGTTATCTCCTATTGGGGTCCTTGGCTCGATCCTAAGCATCCACACCCAGCTGAACCTGGGGAGCTCCGTTGGTACACCACGATCGATGGGAAGGATGTGGAGGTTCCAGACGGTAAGCCGATCCGGGTCAAAGGGGTCATGGTCAAGCCGATGTCCCGAACGTTCATTCCCTCCAAAGTACAGGACAACCCCTTTTTGATGGGTACAAACTACGAGGCGGTCCTACAGGCCTTGCCGGAGCCCTTACGCTCCCAAATGCTCGAGGGGAACTTTCAGGCCGGCATTCAGGATTCGGAATGGCAGGTAATACCTACGGCATGGGTTGACGAGGCCCAGGCTCGCTGGAAAGAGGACGGAAAGAAGGGAGCCATGGATTCGGTAGGGGTGGACGTGGCAAGGGGAGGGAGTGACCGTACCGTGATCTCCACGCGATATGGAGCATGGTACTCCCCCCTGATTTGCTATCCAGGGATCAAAACACCTGATGGAGCAACGGCTGCTGGATTGGTCATCACTGCTCTTAAAGATGGAGCTCCGATCCATGTCGATGTCATTGGGGTCGGAGGATCGGTAGTAGACCATCTGAGGTCCAACAAAATCCACGTCATTGCCGTGAACAGTTCGGAAGCTGCACCGGAGGGGAAAACCGACAAACTCACTCAAAAGCTTAGGTTTCGGAATATGCGCTCCTTCATTTATTGGAGATTCAGAGAAAGTTTGGATCCAAAGACGGGTGACAACGTGGCTCTACCTCCAGACCCAGAACTGAAAGCCGACCTTTGCGCCGCTCTATGGACACTTACCCCCGGAGGGATTTTGGTTGAGTCGAAGGAGGACAAGATAGGTGCCGACGGGGTGAAGATTGCTGGACTCAAGAGGAGGTTGGGGAGATCCCCCGACAAAGGTGAGGCGGTTTTGTACTGTTCGATCACAACTCCAAGGCGTACAAAGCCCGTAGATATGCCTCCGGCCCAGAAATTGGCTCACTCGTATGCTGTCAATGTGGATTTCAAGCAGCAGTACCGAGGAGGTAGGAAATAGCGATATATGGATGAGAAAATGGAGGTTAAACTCTGTGAGTGTGGGTGCGGAAGACCTACCTCGATTGCAAAGTGTTCTTGCAAGAATAGGGGTATGGTAAGGGGTTTTGGAGTGAGGTTTATTAAGGGACACGGTTTTAAGGGAAAACACCAGGGCACTGCCGCAAAGTTAAGAATTTCAGCTACGCATTCTGGAGAGTTTAGTTATATGTGGAAGGGGGACCAGATAACGAAAGAATCTGGTAATTGTAGGGCAATAAGAATGTATCCTTCTATCGGAACGTGCCAGAGATGTAAAGAGAAACAGGCTGTTGATAGGCATCATCGAGACGGAAACACCGCAAACAATAATCCAGAGAATGTTTTATTTCTTTGTAGACGTTGCCACATTCTTATTGATGGAAGACTAAAGAATCTAAAACCGTTTATGAATGGTAGAAACATTCCCGTGGAGGAAACAACTTGTACGATGATGGCATAGTGCAGGGATTCTGTAATTACTGTGGTGGCCAGATGGAGATCCTCGAGGTGGACAAAGACAATCCATTCCCGTACCGATGTTCGAAGTGTGGGCAGGTACCGACGTCGGTGGACCGAGTAGAACCCCAGAATTTGGGGAAAACGTATGTGGTGAATCTGAGGCCAAGAGGGAGTAGATGAGACTCGAGAGGATGCCCATGTCCTGATCGGAGGGAGATTTAGAAATGTCCTGCCATGAGAAAAGGTTCTAAATTACCAAGGTGTTTTATTTGTGGTGAGCCTCATCTTCGTATTGGAGGTAGGATTTGTAGGGTTTGTTATTTAGAGTTTGTTGGGATAATTCCGCATGATGTTAAGCATCCAGAGCTATGGATCAAAGTCGAATACGAAACGGGTCTTCCGTGTAGGTCGTGGATTGAGATAGATTCCATGCGTTATAGCGATAGATTTGACCATGATTCATTCCCGTAAAGGAGGCGCCATGACAATGCACATTAACCTTATGCCAAAGGAGAGGCCGGAAACCCCTGGAAGATTGAGGAATGCCAAACGGGCAGCCCATAAGCTTGCTACCTACCATCTTAAAAATGAAGGCTTAGTATACTTCCGCTTTATGGGGCGGAGATACCCCATCTAAAGGAGGGGAATGAATGTTATCAATGGAGCTGGTTCTCCCGAGTGGAAGGCGGGTCAGGGTCAAACTAAAAAAGCAGGAGTTTGCCAAGATCGAGGATGAGGTCCGGCTTTACAGGGTACAGAGAAAAACCCCGACCTGGCGGCAGTTTTTTAGGCTATTCTGGACAAGGAAAGTCATGGTTGCCTGGATCCGGATGAAAGAGTGGGTCAAGAGGAGGATCTGATGGAAGAAATTTGTCCTACTTCTGAAAGGTTGAAACAAGGGCAGACTAAACCAACGCTTAATATTGCCGGAATGCGTTTCGGAAGATGGATAGCAATTAGGCTTATTACTATAAAAGGCGGGGCAAAATGGTTGTGTCGTTGTGATTGCGGCACAGATAAAATTGTTAAGTGGGGGAACCTTCAGCAGGGTAAGACAAGGTCGTGTGGATGTTATAGAAAAGATAAAACTACAGAAAGGAACACCACCCACAAAATGTCACGTACAGCTATCTATGCTGTTTGGTGTGCAATGATAGCCAGATGCAAAAAGCCACAAGACAAAGCCTGGAAAAATTATGGAGGAAGAGGGATTTTTGTTTCAGAAGATTGGCTATCGTTTAACAATTTCATAAGAGATATGGGTGAATGTCCGAATGGGTTGACTTTAGATAGGATTAATAACGATGGTCCTTACTCCAAGGAAAATTGTAGATGGACAACAAGAACCATCAATAACAGGAATACCAGAAAATCCAAGAGAAAGGAGGAGATTTTATGGAGGAATTGTTTATAGGAACGAAGATTGTGGCGGCCGATCCAATGGATGAAAGGGATTTTGCCCTTTCAAAGGTCGGGATATGGGATGAAGAGAAGCCTAACCGACATGGCTATCGGGTGAGACACGCCGAGGATAACGATGTTGATTGGTCCGAGAAGGAGACCTTCGAATGGGCCTACCGGAAGATGACCCTAAAAGAGGCCGAGATGGTGGCGGGTGGACAGTTCGTGATACCAGATTCTTCTGGGTCAACGGATAGAGTGGCATAGCACAAAAGCCCCAATGGGTGTCCTGGCACCATTGAGGGGCATGAATAGGATGAAGACGGACACGGTGAAATATGCCTCCAATGATAGATATTACTGGGAAGAGATTCGGTAAGTTGATCGCAAAAAATCCCATGGGGAAGAGCAAAGATGGACGTTATCTTTGGGAGTGTGCCTGCGATTGTGGAAAAAAAGCAATTGTAGTGAGTCATAGTCTTATTAGAGGAATTACGAAAAGTTGTGGTTGTTTGTGTAGAGAGATTGCTTCTAAAACACATTTTAAACATGGTTACAGATTAAATGGACAACCAAGAACTTATAATGTCTGGTCTGGAATGAAGTCCAGGTGCCTTAATCCGAATTCTCCTGTTTTTAAATACTATGGTGGTAGAGGAATTAAAATCTGTGACCTATGGAAAAATGACTTTAAAAATTTTCTGAAGGATATGGGTGAATGTCCAATGGAAATGAGTATTGATCGTATAGACAACGATAAAGGCTACTTTAAAGAAAATTGTAGGTGGGCAGATAGAAAGACACAAAGTAATAACCGAAGGCCGAGAAACCAATGATAAAAAAAATACTCTTTTTTGGAACGATGATTTTCCCTATAATCATTTGTGCCCTCGTTCTTGAGGGGTTCGATTGGATTAGGAAATGGATTCACGCTTATAAAGATTGGGTGATGAAGGATTAACATGTGGAC